CGTTAGGGGGCCCCCGATGCTAGTGCGAGAGCATTGGTATCGGGTCCTACCCTCACTGCCTCCCGGCAGTGTGTGTAGGATTCTGCTATCCGAAAGGAGACCATCGTGCCTATTGTTACTCAGGAAAGAGAGTTCCCCGCTCGCACTCCGGATGCTTTGCACCGGATCGACGGTTACTCTGTTCCCACAGAACAACAGGCGCATTCTCCCGGCCATCAGAAAACCACGTCATACCGGAGTATTAACCGGAATGCCGTTGATGAGTCGAGAGATAGCTTTGTCAGTGAGTCTGGAAGTCGCATTGACTTCATGAGGGAGCTTCGTGAAGAGAATCGTACCCTTGGGTACGACACTGGTCACGAATTCTCCACCGAAAAGTGGACGTACACAATAGGCTTGGAACAAGCCTATATGCGACGGACATTTTACGGTACTCAGATACGTGCATATACAGGTTGGGCTATGCCCGATCCGTATTACACGTACTCGCCATGGTATGAACCACCTCTTCCCACTCAGGCAGAAATTAATGCCAATGGTGCGAAGTGCGTGGCCATGACGATACCGACAGAGCCAGAAGCTGGCGTTGCAGCCTTCTTCGGCGAACTTAGGGAAGGACTTCCTAAGATCGTCGGACTCCAAGCACTGCGTGGTGGTTTGTCTCAGGCCCATAAATCCTTGGGTTCTGAGCATCTCAACATACAGTTTGGAATCAAGCCTCTTATTGGAGACTTGGAGAAGACTGCCCTGGGTGTACTTAGAGCAGCAAAAACTGCTCGACAGTACATCCGGGACTCTGACCGTTTGGTCAGAAGGAAGGCCACGCTTCTAGAGACCAATGAGACTGCCATTGGGTACTACGGCGGCACCCCTGCGATTGCTCGCAGATACGGTGAAATCGTAGCCAGTGACTTTTTTGTTGGTCCCTACGGGTCAACGCACGTTGCCGACGAAGTTCGTCAGCGTGTGACGTTCTCAGGTGCATACACATATCACGTTGCGCAAGGGATGGACTTCCTTGCGAAACTTGATCGGTATGAAGCCCTTGCTAACAAGGCGCTCGGTGTTCGGTTTGATCCGAACGTCGCCTGGCAGCTGACCCCATGGTCTTGGCTTGTCGATTGGTTTGCTGACGCTGGCTCATTTGTCCAGAACGTCAATGCGCTTGCCAATGACAGCCTCGTGATGAAGTACGGATACGTGATGCACGAAACAGTGTCAACACGTACGCGTACTTTGCAGGTCCAACCTTATGAGGTTGGGCCCAGCGTGCTTTGGACAACTAACGAGTATACTCGGAAGTTGCGCCATCGCGCCACGCCTTACGGATTCGGCCTTGACGTTGGGACTTTTAGTCCCCGACGATGGGCCATCCTGGGTGCTTTGGGTCTTACCCGAAGCCCCAACGCTCTACACTAATCCTGTGTAGAGTTCATCAACGGGTAGCACTCAGCTACCACGCTGACCGCAACCTGTGGTCAGTGAACCCACAAGTCAGGATGCTTGCCATGTCGTACGCAGACCCTCAGTCGGTCACTATCAACGCGGTCCCCGTTTCGCTTCCGCGAACCGGAGCCGGCGTGAACGCCGGAGCCTTCAAAAGCTCCGACGGTCTCGTCGAGATGTCCGTTTCCCATCAGTACGGGAAGAGGACACGCCGCGCGATCCGACTGACCCAGTCGAAGATCTCCGCTGACGCGCTTGTGCCGTCACAGAACGTCCGTAGTTCCATGAGCGTTACGCTCGTGGTGGACGTCCCTGTGAACGGCTACACCGTGGCAGAGGAGAAGTATGTCGCTGATGCGCTTATTGCGTATCTGACGGCATCGTCTGGTTCCAAGGTCACCCAGCTTCTGGGTGGAGAGAACTAAACATGCGAGTGGCAATTCTGCTACTCGAAGTTCTCTTGGCGGCACTACGATCATGGCTCAGGACATCTGACCCCACCTTAAGTGGAGGCACCTGTGAAAAGCCTGATCGAGCTCCTGCAAGTCCTACTCGGGGAACTGAGTAGGAGATGCTGCACTAGCACCACGCAAGATCTCAAAACGATCTTGCGGCGCGTCGAACACGAGGGGTTCTCGTTTCTCACGATTACCCTGCCGAAGTTTGGTTCAGACTTTGAAAGATGTCTGGATCAAGGCTTCGTCGACTCTAACTCGTTCTCTGGTTTCCAGAGACGAGGTGGTCTCCCTGTTTTCCTACAGGGTTTCCTCAGTCTTGTGTTCGACCGCGACTCGGGTTGCCTACTTGATGACCCGTCCGTAGCTTCGATCCGGTCCGTTCGTCAGCTAACGCTGATGTTTGGAAAGATCGAGCTGCCTTGCACGGAAGACCGTGTTTCGGCTGCTATGGTACAGTACATCAAGACAGACCGGGACGTACACCAGTCTGACCTACGACTCAGGGCCTCGAAACTTGATAGTCTCGAGGACTTCGTTCGGGTCAGCCGTTTGCTCTGGGCGGATTACTTCAGCGCGGTAGATTCTCGAATCTACAACGATGGAGTCCTTCCGAAGCACGGACCTGGTGCCACAGCTGACAAGCTTCGCGGCAACGCGAAGTATAATGTCATGCTGTGGACCCGTCGGTTGGATGAAGTTTTCCCTCATTGGGAAAACCTCATTCCATCTGAGTCCTTCCTTGAGAGGACGGACGGAGTTACTATCCTGGAACCTGGGGAGGAGATAGCTGTAAAAGTTATCCCCGTCCCCAAGACGCTCAAGACACCACGAATCATCGCCATTGAACCTACCTGTATGCAGTATATGCAGCAGGGGATTCTCTCGGTGATGATGGAGGAAGTGACGCGCTTTGACAACGTGCACCACTTCGTCAGTTCGAAATCGCAAGAGCCAAACCAATGGCTCGCGCGCGAGGGCTCCATCTCTGGAACTCTCGCCACACTGGATCTCAGTGAGGCTTCGGACCGTGTCTCGAATGAACATGTACGACTCCTTCTAGCTCCTCACCGCGCGTTTCGCGAGGCTGTAGACGCTACCAGAAGTCGGAAGGCTCATGTCCTTGGATATGGAGACATCCCTCTATCCAAGTTCGCG